TGTTGAGTATAAAGTACCTATCGTGTCAGCAACTCAAACCACACGCGGCGGGTTTGATAATTCTGACTTGGAACTCACGGACACCTCAGAATCGTTTGGGTTACCTGCGACCGCCGACTTCATGGCAGCAATCATTTCCACGGATGAACTTGACACCTTAAATCAATTCATGATAAAGGTACTCAAGAATCGCTATATGGATAAGAACATCAATAAGAAATTTGTCGTTGGTGTGGACCGTGCAAAAATGCGATTGTATGATGTGGCTGCATCCGCCCAAACCAATATCGTTCAATCGGGGCAAACCAAACAACCAGAGGATCGCAAACCGTTTGAGCGCAAGACGTTCGATGCCTCCAAGTTCAAAGGAATCAAAGTATGAAACGAAGTACCCTTGACCTCAATCATGTGCCTGGCGTGTTAATCTTAGATGACGCCTTACCGTCCTTGTTCACTGACAAGCTGATCGCCATGTTTGATACCAATGATGGTAACTATCAGATTTCTACAGATTTCAAAGATGTTCGACATTTTAAGGAAATCAATATTTCACAACATTGGCAGGATGAACATGATATGTTTGTGATGTATGTGCAGGAAGCCTGGAAGGTCTATATGGGACATATGGGCGTCCAGTTCGATATCCAGTGGCCACGACAATTTGGTTATGAGCAATTCAGAATGAAACGCTACCTGCCAAATGGCAAGGATCAATTTGGACTGCATACGGACGTAGGCAGCTATGCCTCGGCCCGTCGGTTCTTGTCGTTCCAATGGTATTTGAATACTCCTATACAGGGAGGGGAGACAGGGTTTGGAATCAATCCTGATAATCCAGAATTGATTGTTCCGGCCGTCAGGGGACGTTTGTTGATGTTTCCTCCTCTTTGGACCCATCCACATTGGGGAGCCAAAGTGCAACAGGGCCCAAAATACATCGTCACCGGATACCTTCACTATATTTGACACATAAATAGAGTGATTGGAGGAACGTATGGCTGAGAATAATAAGGGCTTGTTATACGAAGCACAGTTGAATAAGTTACTCAAGAAAGCAGGACTCCAACGTGCTTCCTTTCAAAGTGCGGGATCAGATTCTAATGCACCAGATGCAGAACTCACCCTCAAACCTACGCCCCTGAAAGTAGAAGTGAAGCTTGATTTGAAGGTAGACTTCGGACAGGGTTCACTCGACTATGACTTAGAAAAGAAACGGTGGATTCTTGGCGGTGCCGATACCGATTCCGCCAAACAAATGCGCCAGTTTCTCGAAACCATCGGAGTCCCCCGAATCGTGAATATGAAATGGGGCCGGCATGGTGCTCCTCGTAAATTTACTGTACCTACAGAGCAGTACACAAAGAAAGATGTCGAATGGGATTATTCCAGATTCACGGATTTCTTTGTTCAAGTACCTAGTGATACGGTCGCCCGATATTATAATTCCAAAAAGACCTACTATATGCAGATCGGGGGAGGATATGGCTTTTATTGGATGGGACATGATGTGGCTCGACTCGGCGCCCCAAAATTCCAGGTCAATCTGCGCTTGCGTGTGCGCTTGAAGCGCGGCGGCAGCCAACCAATCAACAACTATCGATTCTCTACTGCCTTGCAAGCCATCTCACTTCCTGAATCCACTGTCAACCTTGAAGATCCTAAGTATCTAATGGCACTCAAGGCCCGACATGGAAAGAAAGTCTAATGCGACATTTTATATCCTACCTCACAGAAGCCGGAGAAAAGAATCTCCATTTGGAGCACCTGGAAGATCAGGTGCTCAATCGTGGGGTGAATGGTGCCCGCGAAGCCATTGATTTTCTCCGTTCATTGCGTGACATGCTCAGTGGGCATGTAGAGAAGCCTATCAATGTCACCACAAAATGGGATGGCGCCCCCGCGGTGTTTTGTGGTATCAATCCTGAGAATGGCAAGTTCTTTGTGGGCACGAAAGGTGTCTTTGCAAAGAATGCCAAGCTCAACTACACTGAGGCGGATATTCAGAAGAACCACGAGAGCGAAGGACTCCGCGACAAACTCATTACCTGCTTGCGCTATCTGCCAAAATTAGGCATCAAGGGCATTCTCCAAGGGGACATGATGTTTGGTAAGGGAGATGTCCACTCACAGACCATCGAAGGGGAAAAATATATCACCTTCACCCCCAATACCATCACCTATGCCATTCCTTTGCACCATACCGCCCTGGCTGACTCGATTCTCAAGGCACAGATGGGTATTGTGTTCCACACCGAATACCGCGGCAAAACAATGGCCTCCCTCAAATCTTCATTCAAAATCGACATTGGCTACTTGAATCATTCGAAAGATGTCTGGTTCCGTGATGCGTCCTTGGTCGACCAGTCCGGTACTGCGACCTTTACTGCTTCGGAAACTGAGCAAATTGGTGTGTTGCTCTCAAAGGCAGGGACGATCTTCCAGGGCATCAATGGAAAAATTCTGAATCAGATTGCTCTCAATGAAACCTATCGCATGTGGCTCAAAACTTTCAATAATTCCAAGATTCGTGAGGGGACAGCTATTGATAACACCATAGCTCATGCGAATGATTTCATCCGATGGTTAGACGCCAAGATGACAGCGGCGATTGGAGAAGCCAAGCAGCCAGAAACCAAACGCAAGCGTACTCAAGAGAAGACTACCGTTTTGGGTTTCTTTCGAGATCACCGTTCTGACCTCAAACAAATTTTTGACTTGCAAAATGCACTGATTTATGCTAAACTAATGATTGTACATAAATTGGGTCAAGTGCAAGGTACCCAAACTTTCCTCAAAACAGCCGATGGATTTGCTGCTACGGCACCGGAAGGATTTGTGGCAATCGATCATGTGGGCAATGCCGTCAAGCTGGTTGATCGCCTGCAATTTAGCCATGCCAACTTTACCGCCGCGAAGAATTGGACAAAGTAACGAGAACTAAATACCAGCGTTGGTAATTTAATAATGAGGTGATTATGGAACAGCGTGATATGGTGATCGGGGCAATTACTGGGTACAAGTGGGATCAGATAAAATATTGGGTCAATAGCCTTGATCGTTCGGGGTTCACTGGCACCAAAGCAGTTCTCTGCTATAATGTTGATTATGACACCATCCGTGAACTTCAGACCCGCAATTATGTCATCCTCGCGTTTGAAAAGGATGATGTCAACGGCCGCGTCACATATCCCAACAAAGACTTCGCTATCGTTGTGGATCGCTTTCTGCACTACTACCTCATGCTCGATAATCCCACCAATCGACAGTCGATTCGCTATGTGATTGCTACCGATGTTCGTGATGTGATATTCCAGAGCAACCCCTCCGATTATCTCAATCGTTCCTATCGATCCTGTATTGACTTGGTAGTATCCTCTGAGGGTATTGCCTACCAACACGAACCTTGGGGGGCCAATAATCTTCTGCAATCCTTTGGACCCTACATGTATGACAGACACAAAGAGAACACGATCATCAATTGTGGTGTGCTCGCAGGGAAGTTTAATGTGTTCATGGGACTCTGCAAAACCATTTATCTCCTTTCGCATGGCACCACGCAACATGTGCCAGGAGGCGGCGGCCCAGATCAAGCGGCCCTCAACCTTCTCTTATCCACAGCAATCTACGATCATGTGACCGAAATCACCAACAGTGACATGCCCTGGGCCGCACAATTAGGTACAATGATGGACCCCCATAAGCTTGGGGCGTATAAACCATTCATTACCGAACCTCTTCCTTGTTTTAATTTTCAAACAGCCAAGGTTGAAACATATTTGGGTACGCCGTATAGCATTGTTCACCAATGGGATCGAGTGCCAGAAGTGAAGGATGTTGTTGAAAGGCTGTACGCATGACCACGGCCATGGATTCCCCTGCCAGAGATCCGATGGAGCCTTCTGCGGCGACCAAAGCATTGCAGGCAGCACACGCCCAACGACCTAGACGAATTTTGTTTGTTGTGCATCGCTATGCCCCGTTTCCTGGTGGCTCGGAGAACTATGTGCGGGATATGGCAGACGAAACGCATTCTCGCGGCCATCATGTTGCTGTGTTTGCAGGTGAACATCTAGGAAACCTGAACGGGGTGGCGGTAACTTCTGACCCCGCGATCCTGAAAGAGAAATGGGATTTGATTGTGGTTCATGGCGGGGATGTTGGCATCCAGAACTTTGTATTGGAACATGCCGATCAACTCGGCGGCCCTGTGCTCTATATGCTTATCATGCCTTCCAATTCCAATATCTGTGTTGGTGCCTTACATCGTGTTGCCTATATTGGCTGTTCGACTCTCGCTGATTGGCGCCATGTCCAAGAATGGAAGGCACAAGATCGCGCCGTGCGGGTTCGACATGGGATCAATGCAGCTTCGTCCTGCGGCCGCCCTGGGTTCCGAGAGTTGTATGGTATTAAGACCCCGTATATGTTCCTCTCTTCTGGAGGTTATTGGCCTAACAAAGCATTTGGTCAACTGGTAGACATATTCAATAAGACCAAGCGTACTGATGTTACCTTAGTGCTGACCGGGTATGATAATCGCCATGACCTGATGCCCCAAGAAAGTGAATTCATTAAACCATTCTTGTTCAAAAATAGACAAGATATGTTAGACGCGCTTTTGGATGCCGACCTCTACATATTGAATAGTTACTCAGAAGGATTTGGCTTAGTCCTCCTGGAAGCCATGTTGAACATGACTCCTTGGGTTGGACGAGAGATTGCTGGCGCCGAACTCATGCGTGAATATGGGGCGACATACAAGACTCCTGACGAGCTGCAATTCTATCTGCAATCGTTTCGAGGTGCCTCCAATATGCTCCTCCTGGAAGCTCAGAAGTATGTGGTGTCAACCCATCTTGTGAAGCATACCGTCAGTGACATTCTGAGGATTTTAGCATGAATCTGACATTTGGTATCATGACCACCTACGACAATATTCCTCGATTGACGGAGGTGGTCAACTCAATTAGATCATTGAATATCCCTCATGCAGAGATTCTTATTGCTGGTTCCTATGGCAGCAATAATAATTTTGCGGGGTTAGATTGCAGGCACTTGTTAACCGATAAGTGGCTTCCAACAAAGAAGAATCTTGTCGCTAAGATGGCACACTATGAGACATTGTGTTTGGTTCATGATTATTATGTCTTCGATCCACAGTGGTACAACTCTTACAAGGAGTTTGGCGACCAATGGGATGTTTGCTCAAACCCCCAATTCCTTCTGAATGGTAAACGGCATTTTACCGATTGGGTACTCTGGGATCATCCAACTCTGCCACGGTATC